ATAAGTCTATGGATAGGAGGATTTTTTATGACCCCTGCTTTTCCAGAGCATAAATCTTTAAAATATTTTTTATGTCTTTTATTTAAGAGTAGCTCGAAAATTAAATGGCATATAGTGCCCCGAGAAGCTCCAGAGTTTGGAGTATCAGGAAGCTTTAAAATATATTTAGAATAGTACAGCCAGCTGCAACCATCGATAGTTTTAATTTTGCTGGCGCTAAGTTTAACTTTGTCTTTATTCATGAGTAGACTGATACCACTGAGAAATTAATTTTGGATCTTTTAAATGCATTTCACCAAAATCTTTTTGTCCTTGTGGTAATTTGATTTTTATTTGCTGAATGTCAAAATAATTCGCTAACTTGTTCTTTACATTTTCAGCTGCTACATTTCCAGCACCTTTATCTGAGCCGTCATTATTAAAAGCAATGATTATATAATTAGGATTCAAACTCAACAAGAAATACACAAGTCTGCTTGATAAATTCAATCCAAATGTAACAAGAGCATTGTTAATATTATTTTGCCTTAATGCCAAAAGATCTCCTATGCTTTCTACTAGAATAATCTGCTTCTTTGATTTAAGATCTTGAATATTTACTTTTGCTGGAAACACCCATTCTTTTTTATCTCCTAAATGCTTCCACTTTGGTCTTCCTTCTAAAGTTATTGCGCTAATATCTCGACCAGAAAAACCAATCAAATCATTATCTTTATTAAAAATAGGAAATACATATCTGTTAAACATTTTACCAGCTGAAGCTACTCCTCCCTGAAAGGGCAACAAAATTTCAGAAGATATACCTCTCTGAATCCAATAAGAATCATCTTTCCGAAGTTTAAGTAAAATACTTTTATCAAAAACTTCTTGCTGCTTTAAAATCGGCCTCTGTAAAGTCTCTTCTTTATTATAAGTAATTCCTTTAGAAGAAATCCATTCTTTAGCTTCTTCTATGTTTTTTAGCTTTAATGTTAACTTAACTAAGTCCTCTAAAGAGCCGCTGATATTCTCTTTGAAGTCGACCCACTGACCAGAGTTTTTCCAGATTCTTAAAACACTGTCGTTATTAGAATCTCTGTATAGAGGTCTTGTTCTGTATTCTCTCCCATGATCAGAAAGGACATAGCCTATCTCTTGAAGAACTTGCTTGACGCTATCGTTATCGTTCATAGAACTTCGCCATCTTCAGAGTCATTTAAATCTGGCCTTAGAGCCCTTGCATCTACTATATCAGACAAAGTGCCAGTCTCTTGAACATTAAAATTAGATATGTTAAAACTAATAAAATTAGTTTGGTATCTAACAGCTCTTCCCTCTTGAATTCTAACTAAATCATGGTGACCTTGAGACTCTCTTCCTTGAAACCTTGTAGCCAGTGGAATCATTTTATGAGAGCCAAATTCTTGACCATCTTCAGCGATCTCTTCTACAGTTTTTCTCCTAAATATAGCCACATAGGAAGCAAACCATTGCAGGCGATCTGATTGAGATATGGCGCTGCTATCATCTACTCCGTTCTCAGCACTTCTATTCAACTGACATGCTGTAAGAATTGGGACATCAAGTTCCAAACTTAATTCTTTGAGAGCATTAACTTTTTCTCCAATCAATTGGTACTCTTGCTTATTCTTCTCGAATTCACCAGTTAATTTAATATAATCATATACTACAACACAAGGATTCCCTCTTCCTACTTTGGTATAGTACCATCTTTTAACAATAGATATTACTTGCTCGATTGGTTTGCCAGAAACTTGTAGATGATCTACTTTATTTTGGAGAGCTTTGATTTCGTTTTTACTATCTTGAAATTTAGTATATAGTTGACCGTTCTTTTTCCAATTGCCTGTTTCAAGATGCCAGACAGGAATTCCAGTCACAGATGAAGCTATTCTGAACTTCATATCAAGCGTCGTCATTTCTGTATCTAGAACTAACGCTCGACAATTTTTGTTAAGAGAAGCCATCTTTATAGATAAATCATTTAATATGGTTGATTTACCATGCTTTGGCCTGCTTACCCAAGCATATATGTTACCCGGTCTAATTCCACCATATAGTCTGTTGAAGTTTTCGTATGGTGTTACCAAGCCAGTTTCTTGAATTGGATTATTTCCTCTTTCCTCGATAATCTCTATAAGATTAGCTGAGATATCTTCTGGCTTATTATTTTCACTAGCATAAGCACAGATTTTATCATTATAGATTTTATCCGACTCTGTAATGATTTCTTCTATTGTTTTTTCAGCGCAATTATGAGCATGCTTTTTAATCTCTTCTCCTGTTTGCTCTATTTCTCGTCTTATTCTAAATTTTAATAGCTCTTTGGCTGCCTCTACCAATCCACTTTGAGTCGTAGGAATGATACATATACTATTAATATAGTTAAATATATCAATAGACTGATCCTTAAAAGTGATGCCTAGATTTTGAGCTTTCTGTGCTATTAAAACCTTTTCTACTTGTTCTCCATTATTAAAGGTTTCCTTAAATACGCAGAACACTGTATAATGCACTTCATTGACAAAATCATTTTCTGAAATGAAATTAGAAATATCTGCATAAACAGTTGGGTGCTTAATTAGACCAGATAAGATATACTTTTCAATCTGGAGAGAGTAAATCGCCATTACAATATTATATTAAATTTTTGCTTGAAAAACAAGTGGCTCAAATCATCTACTTCTTTGTCATAAATTTCGACAAGAAATATATTATTCATTTCTAGCCATTTTCCCTTCGCCACATCGCGTTTAATTGATTTTAAATAATTAAGACGAGATTCATTATGGAAAAATTTGTTGAAAGAAGAATGCTGAGGACCATGAACTTCCACAGCAATCTTTTTTGTCGCGTTAAATAGATCTACTTTAAGTAAAGATCCATAAACAGGAAACTCTTCATAAACAACATGGTTTTTCCAATATTGCTTTAAGAATTGCTTGGTCTTAAACTGGATCTTAGAAAGAGACGGGCCATCCCAGTCTATTATATATTTTGTTACGTTTTTGCTTACTGCTTTTCCATATATATTTAATAACTTCATCGTTTTAGTACATTCATGAATTTATCAAATAAATACTTTGTCATCTTTGGATTTTCTTCTAAAAAAGTTTTGAAATTATCCATTCCTTGATGCTGCTTAGGCATTTCAAAGCCTTTATCAGAAAGCTCTTTGATAAGTTCGTCCGAAACAGTAATCCAAGCGCCTTTTGAATGAGCAAATTCCCAAGCCAGTAATTGGTCAACTATTTCATACTCCACCCAAACATTAGCTCCATTAGATCTGCCATATTTAATTGGATATCTAACTTCTCTTCCTGATTTTTCATTCGGGGTTTTTCTAAATATTATTTTGCAATAATGCCCAACTGGATAATCTTTCTTTTCAGGTTTAGGAACATTATATATCAAATCATCCTTCCATCTTTGCTGGAATTCTAAAATCCAATCTGAATAATGCAAAGCAGCATTTCCGCCGCTTGCATTAGTCACTTTCGGATCAGATTTTTCATAAGGATTAATTTTAATTGAAGAACGAACTTGAGAAATAAGGAAACAAATATGACCTCTTGACGAGAAGCCTGCCGCCATTTTACGAAGCAAATCCGAAGTTAATAACGCACCTCCAGCAACTTTATTTGCTTGAGTGGAAGACAATTCCAAGTCTTTTCTTGGAACCAAAGCGTCTAAGCTGTCAAGAATAAAAAAATATAAATTCTTATTGTCGTTATCTCTAATAAGAGTTCTCATCATATCGATAACGAACTCGTAATCATTGGTGGGAATGATTCTCCATTTTTCTGGATTAGTATCTATTCCTGCTCTTTGAATGATCGTTTCACTTAGACGTCCTTCTGATTTAATATAAATTACTACTCCTTTTTCAGGATGCAAAAGTTGAAAGTTTCTAGCAAAAGCTAATGCGTTGCTTGTCTTTCCGCCTTCAGTAATGCCTGAGGATCGAATAATCCCGGGACGAATTCCTCCTCCCATTTCAATATCTAAAGTAAGACTGCCGCTGCTTACGACATAATCAGTAGGCACATCATATGCGTAATGAAACTTTTTGTTTGAATCTAAAACTGTGTCTAAAACGTGAAGCTTTTCTCCACTACTTGTTTCTTCTAATTGCTCTTGAGTTTCTTTTTTAGGTCTTGCCATATTATTTCTTTTTAAAT